ACAATGATAATGGTTGGTCCAAATTATTCTACAATTGGTCGTGTGTCAATGTACACAATCTCGGCTCTATCTCTTCTATCCACAAGTTTTACGCCATATCTGAGATTGATTACGTTGCTGGTTGGACAAAATACCATAATCGAACTGCAAGACGATATGACACGGACAAAACTCAAATGCGACGGTTGATACTTTTGGCAAGGAAGGAATTTACTGAAGGTTACTCTTCTCAGAACAAAAGTCTGCCATCTTTTAAGTACTCAAATAGTCAGACGGAGGATTTAAAACGCAGTTTCAATGTTGAAGGTTTAAACTGTTTTGAAAGATATCAAGACTTGGAGTTTTGGGAGAAAGTTATACCTTACGCATGTTTGGAGAAGATGCAATTTGATGACATTACTCCGAATTTGAAGGACACCGCTTGTACAGTCAAGTATTATAATGCCAACAAGTCCAGCAGTACTAAGGAGTTGACGGACTATCTTAATCGGGCTGACTCAAAGGTTGACGGGATAAGGAGCACTGTTACCTCCATCAAAATGCACAAATTGCATGGTCATCGAATGCATCTTGTCACAAACGACCCGGCTCAAGTTAATGAGTTCATAAGCAAGTGCAGCAAGGATCATACTGATGCTGTAGTAAGATTAGTTGGCAAGGAGAAAGAACAAAAGCCAGAAGGAAGGTATTTCGGTATCGCTTCTTTCGACCTGAAGTTGGGTCTTAGCAAACTAATGACGACTGTCAAGAAGGCAGTGAAATATTTCAAAGATCAAATAATGACCTTAAATGATTACCAAAGAAAAGTTCTCCTATTTGATGCGGCGCAGAAATTGAGAGATAAAGATGTATACTCTATAATGATTGACATTTCCGGCCATAATCAATCTATGACCGTCGAGAATTGTAAGCCTTTGCTTGAGTTCATACTCGGACTATACGGGTGTGAGGAAGACGCCATAGCAGCTGAGTTGTTTGAGAACATTATCGTTGTCCAGGAAAATACACAGAACAGGACGTACTATGTTAGTTCAGGTCAATCTGGTGCAATCGAGGGTTGGATGAATCAATTATGGGGTCTTCAGTCTGCGTTGATTATGAGACTATTCTGCTATGACAGGAGTATCGATGTTGAGCACATATTAACGTATTCAGACGATATAGATCTAATTATGAGAAGTAAGTCAAACAACTTTGAACAGCTAGTGACGTTGTTTTTGCAAGCACAAGAGTTCTATATGAAATTTGGCCAATTGGTGAAAATTAAACAGACGCAGTTGAGTCCAACTAGGTTGACGATGCTCAAGAACCACTTCATCAATGGTGTCCTCAGTCACACAATCATAAAGAGGTTACTCACCATGACGATGTTCTCGAGCAAACAATATTACTGTGAACAGCAAGAATCAGAGTCGATCAGTTCTACCTGTGCGTCGGCAATGGAAGGTGCATTGCAAATCATAACAGCATTGAAATTTAAGCATCTATATCTGCTGATGATGGGCTATTACACATTCACCAATTATTTCAGAAAGGGATTATTTGATAAAGCAAGTAATGCTTTCCGAGAGCACGTAGACCCAAGATTCATAGTGTTATACAAATCCAGGCAGTCAATTGATGTCAAGCACGCGAGTATTTTCGAACACAATCACAAAAAATCTTATACGGTTCAATTCAAAGAAGATAAAGAAAGTTATGATGTCAATATTGAGAATGAAGATCCTTCTAGTATTCGGATTAGGAAAAATGGAGGAGAATGGTTCGATTCATCCAACGAGGAGGTATTCAATGAACTCACTGACGCCCTATCATACAATGTATACAAATTAAAGTCTGATTATGATTTACTTGGATGGTTCTTGGAATTAATGGCAGCTTCCAGCAAAATGAGGTTACTCTGGGTGATGAGGATATACAGTCCGATTAATGTTGGCGGCCTAGG